AGCAAATGTTAAAGAAGAAACTAATGTTGCTGGCGCTGTTACTTTTATTGAACAAAAACCTAGCATTGATATTGATAAATCTATTAGTCCTAGAGATTCTGAAAATTTGATGTTCGGTGCATGGAGTATACAGCGTATCTTCGGAAAACCACAACGCTTGGGCACTTATGCTTTTACCACAACATCAGCACAAGGTGATGTCCTAAAATCATTTGACCTGCCACGCGTATTAAACACAGTTGCTGTTTGGGCCCCTGTCATGTCGGCTTTCACCTTTATAAAATATAGACCAGTCTTCAGAATTCAGATTAACGGAAACAAATTTGCTGCTGGCCGTCTTATGGCTTTTATATTACCATATAGTATCGGTTCTGTTGATTTCTTTCCAACAGGTAATAAAAATATTTCTGGATATACGGGCTTTGACCATGTATTTTTGGACGCATCAAGCAATGATACCGTTACCATAACAGCACCATGGGTTATGCCATATGAGTGGATGAACATCACCGATTACACAGCTGGACAAGCTCGAGTAGCAGGTAGATATACACATCAAAGTAATTCATCCTATTTCAGTGATAATTCACATACTTTTCGCTTGATGGTTTTTAACCCACTTTCAGTTGGGACAGGTGCACCTACCACCATTTATGCCACAGTTTTCTTACACCTTGAAGATGTGGAATTGTGTGTGCCACGAGTTTCTAGTGCCACATCTCAAGGTGGAACCCATTCTTATGTCACCAATACCGTTACTAATTGGGAAAAAGTCGCTTCTCAAGCGTTACCTACTAATATAACAGGCGATGCTTTTGATATTAATGCTGATTTGAAGGTTAGTACAATGGATAAACCGGCTTACACTCTAGGTCCAGAACCTCTTGTACGTCGTGCTATCGGCTATATGTCACATTGTGTTAACGTAGATCCGTTACAACGATTGTGCATGTATCCTAGTGGCACATCAACTTCAACACCAAAAGATTATGGCACTACGTATGATGAGATGGAAATATCATATCTATGTGGTAAATATACATATTGGTATAGCACATCAGTTAATACAACTATGGCGCCTGGTGCCGTTATTGAATATATACCTGTGACACCTTACATCTGTCCTAGGAATGATATTATAGCACCCCGATTACTTGAAGCTACACCTGTTGCTTGGTCCCCACCCAGCGCTGTAGCCAATATACCACTTGTATCATATGTTTCGATGCCTTTAATTTTTGGGGCGGTTCGATGAAGTTTCGATTTGATTTTATCACCAATAGTTTTGTTACTATGAAAGTATGGTGTGCGATTATTTATGGCACTGCCTGTCCTGAGACGATAAC